GATGAAGTCACCAGGCTAAGTGTGCGATTGGTGGCTAGGTGTGCGTAATCGATCGTATAAAGTGCCTGGGGGCCGAGTCACCAGTTTGGGGAGTAAACTCCCACCCACGTCGGATGTGTCAAAGTTGACACAATGAACGCGCGCGCGATGCCAGGGCTCCCTACGCCATCTGCCGCCCCCGCCTACGGCTGAGTTGGCACGATTCGTGGCTGACGGCAGTGTGGTGCGATTGCCACGTTCTTACCCCGCTAATGTGGCATTTAGACCATACCCTAGCTTCCCAGTCTAGTGGGGGCGTCTAACCGCGCATAAGGACTGGACTAGATGGGTAATGCGGGTAAGTATCTGAAGCTGCAGCCGAAAGGGGTGGGGTGGCCTACCCCCTATCGACAGGTTTGTGGGGGCGCGAACCCACAGCGGGGCCGCCCATGGTGCCGAAACTCCAAAACCTTTCGACTTGTGCAGTGCGTTAATCCCAACGCTCTTACGGAATGCCGCAAGGACCCGTGCCAACTTGTACCGGCCGACAGCGCGTTACCCGATCGCGGCGCGGCGCGTCACAGTCAGGATGGACGCCCCTAGCACCCACCTACCAACAGCCGGCTCGGGACCGTGTCTGGGATTGGGGTCCAGCGCGGTCCTACACCGTTTTGTGTCAAAATCGACACGAGACACCTTGTCACACCGTGCCCCAATGCTTATAGTAAGAAGTGGTCCCGCCCGCGACCTGCCATGGTCCGGTTGAACAGGGACCACACATTTAGAGCGCCCGCTTAGACCTGCTAGTCACCCCCGTGGCGCAGGTGGGCCGCTCGCAACGCGCGGAGCTGTCGTGCCCCTCGTCAAGTCCACTGGCCACCGGGCCTTTAGTACGAACATCAAGCGTGAGATGGCCGCCGGCAAGCCCCAGAAGCAGGCCGTAGCCATCGCCTATTCGGTCAAGCGCGAGGCGCAGAGCCGTGGTGGCCACATGACGGCTGCCAAGAATCACGCCGCGCAGCACCGCAAGAAGCACGGGTACTAATGCTCGCGTGTAGGCTGTGTCGAGTCCCACTGGCTGCTGCTGATGGCTGTGCTGTCTGCAACCCCATCCGCCACAATCTGGTGGTTGTTGGTGAGAGCGAAGACGAGCGCCCGTCCCTCAGTGGTGTATCCGCCGAGGTCGTGACGACGCTGCGGTCCCAGGTCACGCACTTGACCAAGGCCCTGAAGTCCGACCCCGACAACGATAGCGCTCACAAGAAGCTCGTGGCCACGGCGAACAGCATGGCCAAGGTACTCGGTGAGGCTCGGAAGCTCCAGGAAGACGGCAAGGACGCCGTCGACAACATGAACTTTGCGGAGAAGGCCAAGCTCTTCATCGAGTGGATTGCCACGCTCCCTCCGGCCTATCGCCAGGGTATTCGCGAGCAGATGGCCGACTTCGAGGCCCGAGTGTCAGCCCCGGTGAAGCCCAACGACGAGCCGGTGCTGTCGTGACCATCGACGAATTCAAGGCTGACCTGGCCAACCTCACGATCGAGCGGCCTACTCAACTTCGCGAGGACGGCCACTTCCCTGGCTGTGCCTACATCGGGTGTCAGGCTACTCGATGTGCTGACGCACGCATCATGCGCGACTACGCACGGTCTCGTCGATGAATGACCCCGTTCTGATTCGGCAGCTCGCCCCGGGTGACCTGTCGTTCGTATTCTCCACCTGGCTTCGCGACCTACGTGATGCTGATGGTGGACCACTCAGTGATGACGAGTGGTATCCGGCCCATAGAGCTCTAATCGAGCGCGTCCTGGGCTCCAAGCAGACAGTGGCCCTGGTGGCCGCAGCAGCCGACAAGCCCGAGGAAATCCTTGGCTACGTGGTGGCTGAACCCAACGAGGTACTCTGGTGGGTAACGGTACGGAAGCCGCTCCGAAAGCGCGGGCTCGCAAAGCGGTTGCTGATGGCAGCCAACGCCCCAGCGGGGACTCCGGCAGCGTGGTCGACGCCCGACAGCCGGGCCCGGCTACAGAATCCACCGCGGGGTCGTCGAATCCGCCAACGACAAAAGCCGTCCCACTCTTCCAAGTAGACGGCGAGGCGGTATCTGAATTTCGAGCGCTGCTAGTCGGTGGACCGGGCTGCCTGATTACCCGCGAGGGTGGGACAGCCACAATTGACAAGGTCTACTTCGACGAGCGCGGATTTGACCTGGGTGAAGGTCCCGACCGAGCCATCAGTGGCCTCAAGGTCGAGCGGGCCCACTACCTGACCCCCGACGGGTTGCACCTCTGGCTGACGAAGTCCTGGCACGTGTTCATCCCCAGCAGCTCACTTAGAGCCTGCTACCGGATGGCTTAGCCAGGAGTGGTCCTAACCACCTATCGCCTGGCACCCTTGACTCCCAATTTAACTACGGAGCACCGCGTTAGCAAGGCCTAATCGCAGTGCCACTGGACGTTGCCTCGTAAGCCTAACAAAGACCTACTGGCCCATCTGTTCGCCAGCGTCGCTCAGTCCGCTCAGGCGCGTCGCAAGACGTCCCAGTGGTCTGATAAGGCTGGAGCGCTCCGCAGCGTGCTACGGCCCCACCAGGCGCGGCTAGAGGCCGACCCGGCCCTTCGTAAGGCCGTCCGGTCAGCGCGTCAGGTCGGCAAGTCCACCGCTGCTACGCTCATTGCCGCCATTCGGTGTCTGGACCACGCCCAGTCCGACTGGGTTGTCATTGGTCTGACTCGGCCGTCCGTCAAGCGCATTTACTGGTCCGCTCTCCAGCGCCTCAACGAGGCGTTCGAGCTGGGCATCAAGTTCCAGCACCAGGAGCTGACGGCCACGTTTCCCAACGGGTCTCGCATCTACTTTGTTGGTGCCGAGAACTGGGCCGAAATCGAAAAGCTCCGTGGTGGTCGTTATCACGGGGCCATTGTTGACGAGTGCAAGTCGTTCCCCATGGTCATCTTCGAGGCGCTCCTTCAGGACGTCTTGGAGCCGGCGCTCATGGGCCAGGCTGGCGAGCTGATCATCATCGGTACCCCCGGTGAAGTCCTACTCGGAGAATTCTACCTCGCCACCTGCCGCCCAGCCGTGTTACGCGGCCTCGACAATGGGACTGAACGGTGGTCCAACCGACAGTACCTGAATCCGGCTGAGGATGGCCGTGAGGCGCTGTGGTCCCTGCACGTCTGGACGTTGCAGGACAACGACATCAAGTTCAAGGACCCCCGGACGGGCGCGACCTTCACGCTGTGGGACAAGGCCCTCAAGATTAAGGCCGACCGTGGCTGGAGTGACAACCACCCGACCTGGCGGCGCGAGTACCTCGGTGATTGGGTGGCCATGGAAGGCCTGCTGGTCTACAGGTACCGCCCCCATGTTCACGACTACGTTCCACTACAGGACACGAAGTGGGGTCTGCCAGAAGTAGTCCTGAGCCAACGGCTGCACACCGTAATTGGGTTCGACTTCGGGTCTCGTGATGGCACGGCTCTGGTGGTGTGGGCATTCTCCGATACGACCCCCGACCTGTGGGAGGTCTACTCGGAGAAACGAGTGGTGGCTCCGGGTCAGAAGATGCCCGTCAAGGACATCGCTGCTTGGTACAAGGAAGTTGAGGCTGAGTATGGCCCATTTGAGGGCTGGCCGGCTGACTTCGCGGGTCTCGCCACGATGGTGATGGACACGCTTGCCGACGAGCACGGTGTCTTCCTTGAGCCCGCCGAGAAGAAGCAGAAGAACGACCACATTGAGCTGTTCAACAATGACCTCGACGCCGGCCGCATCCACATCCGCAAGGGGTCAGTGCTGTCGCACGAGCTGATGGGCCACAAGTGGTCCGACAAGCACATGGTCAAGGTTGATGACCGCTCGGTGCTGGTGACGGATAAGCGCAAGGAGTCCGACGAGACTCCTAACGATGTGTGTGACGCGGGCCTGTACGCCTTTCGTTGGTGTCGGCATCGGCAGGCCAAGCCCGAGGTCGCAGCTGCCCCCATGTTCACTCGTGAATGGTGGGCACGAATAGCAGCCGAAGAGCTGAAGCAGGCTGAGGACCGAGCGCGAGCCGCGCGATCCCCCGCAGAGCTGGACATGCCGTGGTGGGAGCGATGAGCCCTGACGATTTGAAGCAGTACCTGAAGGTCCTCCGCGAGGGCAATGTGATGTCGGCCAACCTGAAGTTCCCGGATGGATTCGCGCTCGCCGTGGTGATGGGCCCTGACCCAATGCCCGAAGCTCAGAGCGAGAACCCGGCCCCGGGTGGCTGGAAGACCGATGTGCAGGACCCTGACCCGCTTGGGCTCGGTGCGCTTGATGCCGAATTCGCAATGGACCCACTGCCGGTGCCTGAGGTTGAGTAATGGCGGACCAGAGTCCACTGTTCCTGTTTGGCCAGCTGCCGCTCCCGTGGTGGGAGCACGAGGCCACTGACGACTCGAATCCTCAGCTAGCTCGCGCCGTCATTGACACGTGCCAGGACATCGAGAAGCGACAGTTCTCCATTTTCGAGGGCAACCGTCGGCACGCCAAGATTTACGCCGGCTACCTTCCACAGGGGCTGGCCTGGGGCTCGTCCCCGACGGCCAATGCTCGTGTGCCGTTCGAGGCCACCAAGGGCCTGATTCGGTCGGTGTGCGATACGGCGACGGCTCTCATTGTGCGTACCCGACCGCGCGCGGCGATCGTGACGGATGGCGCCGACTGGAACGTGGCCCAAGAGGCCGACCAGATGGAGCAGTTCTGCACTGGTGCCTACGAGCTGTCCAATATCTACAAGGTGGCCCCGCGCTCCTTCCACGACTCCACCATCTTTGGTACGGGCGGCTGGAAGTACGTCGAGCGCGGCCAGGGCGACCAGTACAGGATCGAGACCGAGCGCGTTCTACCCGATGACCTGGTGGTCGACGAGGACGAGTGTCGCGAGCACCTTGAGCCCCAGAACGTTTACCACCGCGTCATTGTGCGGACTGAGGCGATTCTACGCCGGTACGCCTCCGGCGATAGCGCCCGTGACACTGAGCTGCGCCTGAAGCTGCTCGCGGCCGGAGGTCAGGGAACATGGCCTACTCGGTACGTTCCCAAGGACTACATGGTGGTCGTGATGGCCTATCACGTAGACCCCGACGACCCGTCCAAGAATCGTCGCGTGCTAGCCGCTGGCAACGTGGTCCTCAGCGATGAACAATGGCCATTCCCCTGGCACCCGTTCACGTTCCTCTGGTGGGCTCTTCCGATTACTGGCTTTTACGGTGACGGCATCGCCTATCGTCAGTTTGGCCGCCAGCAGCGCATCACGTATCTGTATCGCTGGATTCATCGCTGCCAGGAGCTGTTCGCCACGCCTACCGCCTGGGTGGACCCGGCCGGTGGACCGCCCGTCCAGCACATGAGCAACGAGATTGGTCGCGTGGTGATGACGCGCCGCCCGCCAGTCTTCCAGGTGCCCAATGCGGTGCCGCCCGAGATTTATCGGTGGCTCGACGAGCTGGAGCGCGGTGGCTACGAGGACGAGGGCATCTCCCAGGTGACGGCCGACAATCGGCTGCCGCCCGGCATCGAGAGTGCGCCCGCTCAACGTGAGTACTCCTACAAGGAGGGCCAGCGGTTCGCGCCGGTCAGCCAGCGTTGGGAGGACGCCGTGGGTATTGACCCCGCCTACAAGCTCATTGCGATGTACCGCCGGCATATGATGAAGACCGAGAGCAAACTCACAGTCAAGTGGGCCGACCGTCGGTTTGTGCATCAGGTTGACTGGCCCAACATCCCCGACGACAAGTTTGTGGTCCGCGCCGAGGCCGCGTCGCTCGACTCGCTGTCCCCGGCCGCTCGCATCCAGAGCGCGCTCGAATTGGCCCAGACTGGCTGGGTGAGCCCGCAGGAAGGTCGCGAGCTGGTTGACCATCCCGACCTTCGTGAGTCCGACGAGATGGACAACGCGCCGCGTGCCTACGCCCGCAAGGTCCTCCAGCGGCTCTACAAGGGTGAGTCCGTTCAGGTGGACGAGTACGCCGACCTGGGCACCCTTGAGGACATTGTTCGCAAGGGCCGACTTCTGGCTATTGATAAAAACGCGCCCGACCGCATCGTGGACGGGTTGTCGCGCTTCCTAGACGACCTAGACGCTCAAAAGCAGAAGGTCGCACAAGCACAAGCCGCTCAGATGGCTATGCAAGGCTCGGCTGGAGCCCCTGCCCCGGGTATGAGTACCGCCGCGTCTCAGGGCATGCCGGTTCCATTCGGAGGCGGCCAAGGCTGAGCAATGAGTGACGAGATGACGGGCGCGGCGAGCGCCGCTGGTGGAGAGTCCATCGGCTTTCTGGGTGGTCTGCCGCCCGCCCCTATCGAGCAGGACCAGACCGAACAGCCGGAGCAGCCGAAGCAGGACGAGCCCAAGGCCGAGGAGGCTAAGCCAGCAGAAGGCAAGCCCGACCCCGCCAAGGAGTCCCTGGCCGCCCTAATCCGCAAGCAGCGAGAGGACCGTCAGGCTCGTGAGGTTGAGGCCAAGCGCGCCAAGGACAACGAGTCCAAGCTCGCCGAGGCCCAGTCCGAGATTGACAAGCTGAAGCGGACGTCCGCCGAATTTGAGGCGGACCCCGTGGCTTACGCCAAGGCGCACGGATGGTCGAAGGAGAAGCAGGCCCTGATGGGGCAGATGCTGCTCTACGACCTGGTCCCGGAGAAGGCCACGCCGGAGATTCGGCAGCGGCTTTTCGAGTTGCGCCAGGAACAGAAGGAGCGCGAGCGGGTTGCCAAGGATGACCAGGCAGCCAAGGAGCGCGCCCAGGCGGCCGAGAAGGCCCAATATGAAGCATTCGTCGGCACGGTGGACCAAGCCGTGCGTGCCTTTCCGGCGGGGAGCCACCCCGAGTCGGAGGACTGGTTCGGTGATGACCACGACACCTACGTTAAGTCGCTGGTAGCTACGGCCTTGAACCTTATCAAGGCTGGCTCAGCGGCGGGTCAAGCAGCAGACCTTAGCCCGGCCAATCTGGCCAGGGTTCTTGAGACTGAAGTTGCGCGCAAGATGAAGGTGCGCGACGAGCGGCGCAGCAAGCGTGAGCCGGTGACACCGGAAGAGCAGAAGGCCGGGGCCATGAGTGGCTCGGTCGGCGGGGGGCTTCCCGTTGATAGCACCAAGGGCACCACGGTTCGTGGGGCTCCACTGCCGAAGGCCAAGACCGACCAGGAGCGTTTAGCTCGCGCGGTTGCGGTGGCCTTCAAGGCTCCCGGTACTCGCTAAGCGGACCACTAAGCCCGCTAGCTCACGAAATAGGAGGTCGCTCAAATGGCGACCGTTCTTGGCGACGTTCAATGGAACGCGCTTCTCAAGGAATTGTATCCCGACGGGCTCCCCGCCGAGATCATGATGCGCAAGCACGTCCTTCTGTCCAAGTTGACGAAGGATGGTGATGCCTACGGCGACCACATGGTCATTCCTGTGGTCTTCGATAACCCGGCTGGTCGTAGCGCGGATATCGCGTCCCTGCTCGGCACCAATGGTCCGATTGCTCCTACGCAGTCGGTGAAGTTCCTGGTCTCGCTGTCCAGTGACTACGCCGCGACGTGGATTAACGAGCTGACCATCCGCAAGGCGGCCAATGACCGTGGTGCGTTCGTCAATGCCCGCAAGTTCGAGGTTGACGGCCTGCTCCGTCAGCTTGGTAACTCGCTGGCGCACGCACTCTATCGTGCTGGTGACGGCACGGTGGGCCAGGGCGATGGCGCATGGACCATCACTGGCAAGGTTATCACTCTGAAGACTCGTGCTGACGCCAAGTTCTTTGGCATCGGCATGCAGTTGGACTTCATCGCGAACAGCTCAGGCAGCCCGAATGGCTCGCCTCGTGCTCTCGCGGCCACCTACCGCGTGGTTGTCACGGCGGTCGACGAGGATGGCGGCAAGATTACGTGTGCCAAGGACGCCAATGGCGCTGCGGTCACGAATATCTCGTCCTACTACACCTCGCTGGCCAACGATGACTTCATCGCGCCGGTTGGTGACTACAACAGCGCGTATGCGACGACGGGTGCTGTCAAGGTCCGTGGCCTCGCGGCCTGGATTCCGCTGACGGCGCCAGTCCTGGGTTCGGACAGCTTCTGGTCTGTGGACCGTGGCGTTCACCCGACCCGCCTGGCTGGCTCTCGCCTGAATGACTCCACGGCTCCGGCCGAGGACAGCATCATGGCGCTTGCCGAGGTGATGCACGAGCGTGGTGCGAACCCGGACATCGTCCTGATTTCGCCGCGCCAGTTCACCAAGATTAGCAAGCGGCTTAACGCCAAGGTCGAGTACGAAGGTGCGGGTGGTGAGGCCAAGTACGGCTTCATGACCTTTGCCATTGCGACCTCGGCGGGCATGCTGCCGGTCTACGCGGACCCGGACTGCCCCGAGGACCGTGGCTACATCCTCACGATGGACACGTGGCGCATCAAGCACCTCGGTCTGCCTGAGATTGTGACCACGGACGGCCTGAGCGCACTCCGTCGGCCTGGTCTCGACCAAATCGAGATTCGCTGCCGGTACTATGCGCAGCTGGTTTGCTACGCGCCGGGTGAAAACGGCGTCTTCGCTGTGTCGTAAGGCATAGCCCCGACCTAACCCTCTAGTTGGGTTGGGTCCTGTTGAGCGACCCTGACAGAGCTATGCACCCATCTTGGTACCAAAGGTGGTGAGTGCGTCGGGGTCGCCCAAGAGGGCCTAACCCGGAGAAGAACATGACTAACGAAACTGTATACCTTAACCCGGGTCGGTTCGTCATCGAGGGCACCTTTGATGTCGACACCACGGGCGCGGTCCTTAACCTGACGATGCCCAATGGCGGGACCAAGACGGTTCGAGGCCAACACATGTCGGTCGTCAAGTCCGGCACTGGCCAGTACGACGTCACGGTCAAGCTGGCATCCGCCCTGGATGGCAAGCCGGTGTTTCAGCCGGTGGAGCTGCTCGACGGTACTGCCAAGCTGATTGCGGCCACGGTGGCTACGGCTCTGGGCGCCCGCGTTGCGTCCGTTACGACTGACTCGAACGGCAACATTGTCATTCGCGTCTTGACCACGGGCTCGACTGGTGCTGCGGCGGACACCACGGCGGCTGTGACGGTTGGCTTCATGGCGGTCGTTTGCACGGTTCGCCTGGACCCGGTGTTCTAATGGCCGAGGCTATTAGTACGGCTGGACTGACTCTCACCGAGCAGGCCAAGCCCACCGACCCTCGTCGTGAGGTGGTCAAGGTCATCCGTACGGTTCTGCGCAATCAGGCCGCGACGGAGGACGAGGTGGATGACGCGCTCGAAGCTCTAATCGAGCTGGCCAAGGACTAACTGTGGCAACCCGGGCTGACCTTAGGACGCGCGCCCGCATTCGTGCGGACCAGACCAATTCTACGTTTGCGCAGGACACCGAGTACAACTACTGGCTCGACGAGGGCGCTAAGGAGACGTGGTACGACCTGATTCAGGCCGGGTGGCCCATCAATTTTACTGCGCTCGAAGGGACGGCCTCTGCCAACCCTACGGTGCTAGGCATCTCGGGCACGGTAGCCTTCATTCGTGGCGTGTACCGTCGGGATGGCAACGGCTATTACGAGCTTGAGCGCATCCAAGAGGGCCAACGGGCTGGGCTTATCAGTCCTAACGGTGGCACTATTCCGAGTTGCTACGACGTCCGCATCGACCCCACGAGCGGTCCGGTCCTCGAAATGCTGCCGGCTCCGTCGAGCGTCCAGTATCGCGTCGAGTACATCCTGGAGCATCCGGGCTTCGCGTCGGACTCTACGGTCTGGTACGGCCCGGCTCGTTCGGACGAGTTGATTGTGCTCTCGGCGGCGGCCAAGGCCATGCGCAAAGAGGGCAACGACCAGGGGGCAGCCCAGCTCGATCGTGAGCGCGCCCTCCTGCTTGAGAAGGTCACCGGGATGGCCTCGTGGTTTGACATGCGCAATCCGCCCAAGATTCGTGACGTCGAGTCCATGAAGCGGTTCGCCGACCCGTTCCGTTATCAAGTCGACGGCATCGACCCGTAAGGTGCTTAGTGGCTAAGCTGTTCACAGGGCTGCTTCGTGCGGTGCCCAGGCTCTCCGTAGGCATCAAGGACCAACTCGTCTCGCGAGCGATTAGGTCACTTGAGGACACGACCACTGAGATTCTTGAGCGGCTGGCCCTTGCTGACGTTCCATCGTCCAGCGGCGGCGGGGTTCCAGCAACCAGGCGTGTTGATACCACTGCGCCTTTGTCGGGCGGCGGAGACTTGTCTGCTGACCGTATTCTCGCAGTAGGCACGTTTGGAGTCAGCGATAGCGGTGTGGTCCCGGCCTCGGGCGGCGGTACCTCTACGTTCCTGCGAGCGGACGCGACGTGGGCCGACCCACTAGCAGGCCTAGCGATGGCCGTGTTCGGGGCGGGCTCGGACGGTGATGCGATTCTCGATGGCACCACAACCGTGCTGGGCATGACCCCGGTTGGTGGCAAGTATCAGGCAGCCCATGACCTGATGATGAACAACCTCACCGTGAACGCGGGTGTTGTTCTCGACATGCACGGCTTTCGACTGTTTGTCAAAGGCACGCTTTCCGGTGCCGGTCGAATTAGCGATGACGGTGCCGACGCCGTAATGGATAGCCCGGGTCTGGGGCGCTCCGGCGCGGTGCTCGCGGCCGTCAGCTCAGGCGGCAATCCACACTCTGGTACGAGTGGAGTAAACCTGCTTGGGGCGCCTCGTCAGATTCCTGGAAATGTAGCCAGCAATGGTGGCACCTCTAGCGGTAGCTCGTCGGCTGGCCACAACGGAACTAATGGCACAATCGGACGCGGCGCTGGTGGCGGGTCCGGCGGAAGCTATTCTGGTGGTGGTGGCTCTCCTGCGGGGGCCTCAGGCGGGTCACAGACCAACTTGAGTGTAAACCTGGGAGATATTGGGGCCCTGCCCAGTCTCCTTAATGGCTATGTCGTTAGTGGTGGCAATACGGTTGCCAACATTACTTGCGGCACGGGCGGTGGAGCTGGGTCAGGCGGCGTCGGGACATCCGTAATCGCAGGTCCAGGCGCAGGTGGTGCTGGTGGTGGCTACGTCATCGTGGCGGCGCAGACGTGCACGTTTACTGGCACCATTAGTGCCAACGGCGGTCACGGCGGTAACGGATACGCTGGGTCTACCACGAGCGGATTCGGCAACACGGACTGCGGCGGTGGCGGCGGCGGTGGCGGCGGCGGCGGCGGTATTGCCACTGTGATTATTGGTCGCGGCTCGCTTCCGAACGTTACGGCTTCCGGCGGTCTTGGGGGTACCGGTGGCGCCGGGGACCTTGGTACTGGCCTCGATGGTGGTGACGGGGGCATCGGCGGCGATGGACTCGTCATTACGATGATCCTTGGAGCTTGAGCATGTGGACTGATTTGTACTTGGCTTTCACGACCGGCCTTGACCTGTCCAAGTCTGCCGTCCTCTCGGGCCCCGAGTTGAAATTGGCCGAGAACGTTGACTGGGACCACGACGGTGTCATCAAGGGTCGTCCTTCGCGCACTGCTCCTGCTCAGTTTGTAGTTGGCGGCGGAGCCCCGCAGAGTTTCGCGGCGACTGGCTACTCTCCGCGTGGTCTTATTCGCGTCCGAAACCTGACCGGCGAGCAACCCGCGTTAGTGTGTGAAGGCCGGACCTTCAGCCTGGAGAATGGACACTGGGTGGACCGCGCGTTCGGGTCGTGCTTTCGGGTCGACCGCAAGGTCAACTTCTTGCCGGGCGCGGCCTCGGCGGCTCAGTGCTTGGCCTGCACCCAGGATTTTGGGCCCAGCAACGGCTACGCCTCGCTCTCGTCTCAGTCGTATTGGCTGCTGTCGCCTACCGGAGCCATTGAAGGTGGTGCGGTCGGGGCAACTGGCATTGGCGGCTCGGGCCTCTTCGGCACGGGCGCTCGCTGTGGGACGACCACGGCAATCGTTGGCTACGACGGATTTACGGGACACCTGGACTTCATCTACCGGACGGCCGGAGCGACGGCGCTTACCAAGGTGCAGCTCGCCACGGACGCGGCGGGAGGGACTCACAGTCTTCCCGTTATCTGCTCGTCCAATGGAGCCGGCTTCTTCTGGATTATCTACGCGACGAGCACCACCAACCAATTCAAGATTCTCCGGGTCGACGTCACGGGCAACATCCTGTCGACCTACACGGGCACTCACACGGGCCTCGTTGGCTTTTGGCTGGACAACACCGCTCCGGCGGCCGACCAACTGATTGTTGCTCTGACGAATGCCTCTGGCCTTACGCTGCGGCCATTCACGGCGACCACGATTGGTCCGGTCGCTCCCAGCGGGCTGCTGGACAGTACGTATTCAATCAGTGGGCGGCCCGGGATTGAGTGCGTTGTGGGCATCAAGACCAACACTACTGCAACCTGGGCCTATCGGTCGGATGGCTCGCTGGACTTCGGCGATGGTGACATTGTCGTGGGCACGGTTGACCTGACGGTTGCGGCCTCAGCATCTCAACAGGCCACGTATTACGGCGGCGGTGTTTACCCGTCTGCCGGCGTCAACTGGAGCATCTGCCACCAGCCCGTGCTGTGTAATGGTCGGCTCTATCTGACCCTCAGCGCTGCCCAGGTGACCGGCGCAAAGACCGGGACCTGGATTACCCAGGACGTGACGTCGGTGCCGTTTCAGGTGGTCGCGCGAGGCCCCTCGAATGCCACCATGCCCGTCACAATGGCTGGCAGTGCGGTCCCCTTGGCGGACAACACCGGCTGGACGTTCCCAACGCTGGACTACTCGCGATTCAGCACTTCGCTCAACTCTCTCACTGGCCTGGATGCCCTGCTCGGGCTTAACGCAGTGGTCCTAGCTAAGCCTCGCGAGGCTTTGGTAGGTGAGTCGACTATCATCAGCGGCTCCATCCCTCACGTCATGCAGCGTGGTCAGGTCGCCGAGTTGGGGTTTCCGTTCCTTGCCGGTCAGCCCGGACTGGACGCCACTGCCACCGCAGGAGGAGGCCTCGCCATTGGTGACTACACTCTGGCAGCCTTGTGGCGCTGGACGGACGAGACTGGAGTGATTCACCGGTCCTCCCCGAGTCCGCTGCGGACTGCCCACGTACCGGGTAGCGGCACCAATACTTTGCTCCTGACAGTCACCAATCCGACGCTGACTGAAAAAGAGTGGGGGTCGCTCAAGATTGAACTTTACTGCTCCGGCCTAAACGCCGCATCCGACGCGGCGCACTACCTGGTCTACTCGGGCCCGCTGTCCGCCGGAAGCTCTTACACGCAGGTGTCGCTGACATCGCTGCCAACAGAGCTGATGTCAAACCCGGTGCTCAATCCTGGAACCGAGACGCTCTACACCGATGGTGACGAATTCGCCAACTTTCACGTGCCAGCAGATGGCGGCGTTGCCGCGCTGGGTCGGCGAGTGTGGTTGGCCTCCGGTTCGACGGCTTACGCATCCAAGCTCCTCGTTCCAGGCAAGGCCCCGAGCTTCAATGACGAGGGTCAGCTCCAGATCAACCTGCCGGCCGGCGCCGGGCGAATTCTGGCTCTGGAGTCTATGGACGACAAGCTCGTCATCTTCTGTGCGCGCGGCGTGTTCGTGGTGCGTGATGGCGGGCCTGACAATGCTGGTCAGGGCCTCGACTTCGGAGTGCCCGAGCGCGTGGCCGACCTGAGCATTGCTGGTGAGCGCGCGACGTGCCTGACGTCCAAGGGCATTGTTTTCCTGACACCAGTCAACGCTACAAATCCCCAGCTAGGCGGCCCGTGGCTGCTCTCGCGCGGCCTGGACCTTCAGTACCTAGGTCGGAACGTGCTAGACTATCTAGCCGGCGCTACCGAGGTGGCCTACTCGTTCGCTCGCGAGGCCGTATTCATGAACTACGACTCCGGTACCACTGGTGTCGTCATGATGGACCTGAGAACGATGCGGTGGGCAACCTGGGCCAACCAGGACACCCCCGATGGCGCACTTCGGTCGCTGGCCTGTGTTTCGGGTGACCTGTGGACCCTGGCCACCGAACCGTCGGCCTACAACGGGGCCCCAGGGACTGATGCGGCGGGCGATTATGCCATGCACATCAAGACCAGTCACCTTTACTCAAACGGCAAGTCCGGGGTCGGCTGGGCGCGTGTACGGGGCATGCGAGTCCTTGGAACGCCGCAGGCTGGCAACCACACCTTGACCATGTCAGCGGTCATGGACCAGGTCTACACGGCTACTAGCACTCCGTTCACGATGACCACACCCACGGCTAGCACGTCGTGGCCAACTTCTAGACAGGCTCCCGAATGGCGCCTACCAACCCAAAAGTGCGCGTCCATTCAAGTGGACCTCGTCGCAACTCCGGCCACGGCACAGTGGGCCGCGATTAGCTTGCAGGTGCTACCTCTTCCTCCCACTTCTCCGGCACTTCAGAGGGCCTAACTTTATGGCGTGGTACGACTATATTCCTAGTCCTGGTTTTCAGTTTCTAAACGCATTGGACGGGGGCACGCCGTTCGGCATTGACCCGAATGGTCGCGGCAACGTCCCGCAAATTCAGCAAAACCCGTTCATGGGTGACTGGAAGTCCCTGATTGGGCAATTGCAGACTACGGCGTCTGGTAATGGTCCCTCCCTGGCCGGCAATGCCTACAAGCAGGCGGCCAACGACCAGATGCACGCGGCGCAGTCCATGGCAGCTGGCGGCTCGGCTGGTGGTGCTCGTCAGGCTCAGATGATGATGGGCCGGACAAATCAGGGCATTGCTAACGGCTACTCGAATGCTCGCCTGCAGGAGCAGCTGGCCGCTCAGCAAATGCTCTCTGGTGCTCTCCAGGGTGCTGGCAATGCATGGTTCCAGCCCCAGGCAGCCAACCTGTCGGCCACACTGGGCAGTCCGACCAATCTGCAGAAGTTCCTCAGCATCCTGTCAGCAGCGGGGCCTATCGCTGGGGCAATGGGGGCCTAAGCAATGGGCGACTTCACGAATCCGGTGGCGGCGGCCCTGGCGGCCCTCAGTGCCTACGGGGCTTCGCAGGGTGCGTCCGACGAGTCCAACGACCCGACGTCCGTCCTGCCGTTCCTAGAGCACCAGGACTACGACCCGACGCTGCCCAACTTCCAGGCTAAGCCCTACGAGTCGTCCACGGTTCCCCCGGCTGGCGAGATTCAGATGCCGGAGGACCATGTCGACACCGTTCATCACCTAGCTCCGGCTACACCCCAGAGTGTGCCCGTAATGAGCGACCGTGAGCACGCTTACCGCGAGGGCGTTCAGCCAGCGCCCACGGATGTCCAAGGCGCCGACTATCAAGCAGACCAGGCCCTACAGGACGCGGCTGGTGCGACTCAGTCATCAAAGCGAGCCGACCTGGCCGCTCAGGGTGATACGTCCAACCGGTTGGCCGATGCCTACCAAAAGGCATATGACGAGACTGGGCGCATTAACCAGGACTATCAGACGGCGCGGTCGCTGGCTCGTCAGCAGGCGGATGCCGAGACTGCCCAGTGGATGCAGCAGTACCAGGATTTGGCGGCCAAGGAGCCCAACCCTCATCGTTGGTTCGAATCCAAGTCGTCATTCGGGAAGGCCATGTGGGCCATCTCGCTTGTGGCTGGTGCGCTTCGGTCCGGTCTAAGCGGAGGCCAGCTCCCCAACGTCGCGCTAGAGGCGGCTCAGAAGGAAATCCAGGGCGACATTGACCTGCAGAAGCAGCGCCTGGACAAGCAACTCGGGGCGCTCCGCATGAAGGGCGAGGCCCTCCAGAAGCACCAGGCCCAGAACCTAACGGACCTGACCGACGACCACACGATGGCTCTCGGCCGGCTCAATGCGCTGCAGCAGGAGTACATGGCGCGGGCTCAGGTCCCCGGCAAGCCTCAGATGGATGCGGCTGACCAGCAGGTCATGGCGTGGTTCGCTCAGCAGAAGGCCACCATTGCTGACAAGAAAGCCACCGAGGCCCGCCAGGCCCGTGAAGCCCAGTTGTCGCGCGCCCAGGCCATGGCGATTGCGAACATGAACGACCGGCGTGAACGGGCCATTGCTAATGCCAATATCCAGAAGGACTACGACCTGGCCAAGCTCCAGGCCGACAGCGCTGGTGACGTGGCTAAGGCCAAGGCCGAGGCCGACGCTCAAAAAGACCTTCGTGGCACCGACCCGTCACTGGGCCTCTATCTCAAGGGTGGCACTTATGGCGACGGCATTGTCCGTACCCACAAGGATGACCAGAACTTTGAGAAGATGAACCAGGTGGCTCAGGCGGCCAACCAGCGCTACTCGGACTTGGGCCTAGTTGAGACTGCGCTCAAGGATGACAATTTCTACGACTTGATTACGAAGAAGGACCCGGCCCTGGTGCAGGCTGTGACTCGTCTTGGGTACTCAACCGCGAAGGCGGACGACCCGGGTGGGCGCGTCAATGACGAGGACTTCAAGAAGGGCGTGCAGCAGTCCCTGGGGTACGACCCGGTAAATGGCGTGGTGGACCCTATGCAGGTGTCCCGAAACCGGGATGCCATGCTGAAGGCCATCGCGACTGAGAAGAAGAACCTGGTGCCGCGTACTCAGAAGGCACTGGCTGTTTACAATGACGTTCTTGTTAACGGCAAGGGCTCCACGATTTACTGGTCGCCCAAGTCCGTGACGGCCCCCGAGGCGCCGACGCCCAATGCGATGGAGTCCCTGGGCAAGACCCTGCCGCCGCCCAAGGACCTGAATGAGTTGCATGAGCGCGAAAAGCAGGCTGAAGCCCAGCCCGAGTACGCTCGTCAGCTCCTGCCGGTCAACCAGGACAAAGTGACGGAGGCCAAGTCGGCCTTTCAGGGTCGCGGCCCGGACTTCATTGACAAGCGAGCCGCCCAACTACTGGACCAGTGGGACCAGGGCTATGGACTGGACCCCACGACGCGGCTGATGATTGAGGACGAAGCCCATAAGGCGCGCGAGAAGGCCAGTCAGGCTTTGGAGGACTTCGAGACCAGCTTGCGTACTCGCAATTGGAGCATGCGTGGGTCTAGTCGAGCAGAAGCCAGCGACATCGCCAAGAAGGACTTCGGACTGTTCTTGGACCCCGAAGAGCTGACGGCCGCTATTAAGGCAGCTGAAGCAGGAACGCCAGTGGAAGCAGCGCGGCGGCTCGGCAAGTAGGACAGCGATGGGTGACCCCAACAAGAATGGAAGCTCGGCCGCTCCGGCGGTGATTGAGCGCCCCGAGGCTGGCGGAGAGATTGTTCGTCCGGCGGAGGAGGCTGGTGCCGGCCAGGCCCTTGGCGAGACCGAGGTGTCCCCGGAGGAGCACGCGGCAGAGGCCAGGACGGCTGAGCGGCGGGCGATGTTCGATAACCGGTCGGACGCGCTTCTCACGTTTGCCGAGGGCATGGTGGATGCTGTCTCGCTGGGCCTCATTCACGAGACCGGCGAGGCTGCGGACATTCGTCGTGATGTCAACTCGAGCGCGGCGTTTGCTGGCGAGATGGTGGGCACTGCCGTGGGGCTCAAAGTCCCGGGCCCGCTCAAGTTGGTGGCAGAGGGCGGTGAGGCCGCTGGTGCCAAGGCTGCCAAGCTAGTTCTGGGTGACGTGTCCGAAGGCTCTAGGGCGGGCATTGCGCTGAAGGCCGCGCAGGGTGCTGGCGAGATGAGCGCGATGATGGGCGCTGCATCCGTTGGCCACCAGATTACCGACACCGTCCTCGACGACAAGGAGTTTTCGGGTTACGCGGTGCTCGAAGAGGCCGGACTGGGGGCTGTCCTCGGTGGCGGCATGAAGTTCCTTGAGGGGACCTTCGGTCGGGCGGCTTCGCGTTACGACATTGGTGCTCAGGGCGGGCTGCTTGACCCCACCAGTCCCGCAGCCCAGAACGTTGCCGAAAGCATCAAGGGTGCGAAGGGCGCATGGGACGCCGCCCTGGAAGTTCATGAGCGACGGCTGGGTGCGCTCCGGGCCCTGCAGAAGGACGGGGTGCTCGGCAACTACATCAACGATGCACCACAGTTCATGGCGGACCGCGAGGTGGCTCTAAAGGCGGCCAAGGCTGCTCAGGCCCGGCTGGAGGCCACGTCCTTCGAGGGCATGGTCGACGCCGACCCCAAGCGCTGGTCTAAGTGGCACAACGCGATGGAGGACTACCAGGACAGGCTCAACCAACTCGACGAGGCAATGCAGCCCCGGGCGTTTGAGCAAGCCCAGCGCGTGCAACCAGGCGTTCCGGGTGAGGCCCAGGCCGGGACCTCGGGCATGGTGGGCGGCATCTCGGAAGTAGTCCAGCTGCCCAACTCAGACATCGCCGAGATGAATGAGTTGATGAAGGACCCACACCTCCAGGCCCAGTACGAGGCCATTTACGGTCGGCCGTTCGAGCCGGTGGAGCGTCCTACGGGTATCGAGGGCGAGGAAAACCTGGGTGGCCGCGAGTCCCCAACGACCGGCAACAAGACCCCGGTCCAGTCCGGCAGGGCGCGCGCTCCAATCAGCGAAGAGCCCACGCCGCCGGCAGGAGCCCCACCCGAGACTCCACTGCACGACCGGTTTGACGTCACGGACGTTGACGCCGAGATGGCCAGCGAGGCAGCCCCCGAGCGACCGACACCGTCTGAGCCCAACCAGCCGTGGACGCCAAGTGCCCCCAAGGGACGGTTCAACCCGGCCGAGTTTACGCCCACGACCCTTGCAGCCGAGGGAATGGGTGGCAAGTTCATCCCCCCGTCCGGCGAGGCCCAGGCCCTGGACAATGCCCTGTCGGGCTCGCACCCCGACCTGGCTCGGACCCAGTTCAAGTTTTCTGACGGCTACTTTGCTCCGGCGGCCGATGTCGTGCAGAACGCCCGCGCGTTCTCGGACTTCATGGAGCGCATGCGGGTTGATACGCCCATGGAGGGCCAACCGGGTCAGGCTCAGCCCACTCCGGTCGAGACGCGCACTCCGGTCATTCGGCGAGCGGCCCCGACGTTCGACGGTACGCAGCCCACACCCCTGACGCGCGCGCCCGAGCTGGGCAAGACGCCCGTGGTGATGGACGAGCGCCGCATTCCCCATGAGCCCGCCGCTGGACAGGGTCGCCTCAAGGCCAGCCTTCGTGAAGCTCAGCGCGCCGAGGCCCGGCAGGCTGTTCGTAACTACATTGACCAGTGGTACGCCGATTCCAAGGTGGCTCCTCGACTGAGCCCCGGCGACCGCGCAGCCGCTCAGCTTCGTCGAGTGCTCGATGACATTCGGGCGACTGACAAGGGGCGCGGCGTGAGTGCGTCGTCCACGGCGATTGGTGACTTGCTTGGCCTCCCCATCCCGCGCTCTGCACTGGGCGCTCAGCTGAATGACCTGTACGCCATGCGGCGCGTGGCCGAGTTGGCTGCTGACGCTAGCAAGGGCACGGTCATGAAGGGCGTGACCAAGAACAAGACGCTCGACTGGATTGTGCGACGTGCGGGCGGCAAACTGGGCGCTAGCGTAGCAGGGGGTGTGGCCGGACACATGGTCGGTGGTCCGCTGGGCTATGCAGTCGGTGCGGCTCTGGCTACGCGCTACGCGGGCTTTGCGGGTCGGGCTGCTGGCATCGCTGGCAAGACCTATCAACGCTGCCTGAAGGCGGCTGCGGGCCTTCTCAAGGGTAGTCGCAGCACGGTTATTGCTCGTGCCATCGCCGGCAATCGTCCGTATGTCTACAGCGACGCTGGCCCCATCAAGGACCCCATCCAGCGCATTCAGGAGATTCGTCGAGTGGCTTCAGGTGGTGACGTGCCTCGTGCAGTTGTTGCCTCGGCCGGCGACCTTAACGTGGTCCACCCCGAGCTGGTTCAGAACCTGGTGGCGAGCGCCATGCAGCGTATCCAGTATCTGGCTCAGGCGGCCCCACAAATCCAGTACGACTCGCTGGGCAGGCCGATGCCCCTCTCGGTTGGCGAACAGCGTCGGTTCTTCGAGACCGAGAATGCCGTCAACGACCTGGAGTCCATCTTGGCAGCCGTCCAGAACGGGTCGGTTACGCGCATCCAGGCCGAGGTTCTGCGGTCGGCCCACGCACCGGCATTCCACAAGATTGCTGCGTTCCTGGTCCAGGACCCCGAGGTCATGGCCACGCTCTCACGCGAGAAGCTCAAGGTTGCCGAGATGGTGCTAGGCGCCCCACTAACCCCCGGCGCGGACCCTCTCTTTGTCGCTCGGCAGCAGGTCGGGTGGACCTATCCCCAGCCAGGCGCCCCCGGTCAGCCAGCTCAGGCACTTTCCATCCCGGGCAAGGGTGGACCTCCATCGGCAGGACCACGCGCCCCTCGTAACGACCCCAAGGCAACGCCAACCCCGACCCAGTCCACAACGGGTCGCGCTCCAGGTAACTAGCCTCCCAACCCCTTCGGAGCCAGCTGGGCCATGACAGGCATTCTGTGTCGTACATTGGTAGCAACACGCGCCGCCTTTTTGGTGGCAAGCCGGACACTGCGAACGGCAGCGCCCCGGACATCCGCAATCTAAACACGGTTAACCAGCTCCAGGCCGAGAGCATTACCGCCACCTGCGCCCGTATGATGCGCGGGCCGCGCGCCAATGGCCACATGTCGGCTCACATCATTGTGGGCGCCGGCTCGTCACCAGTGGGCACTCTGACGGTTGGTTACTCGAACCTGCCGGACCCCGACCCGGCCAATGACGCACACTGGGTACCGGACGCGAACGTCAGCTCGGTGGACTTGTCGGTCGTGGCCAACACGTTCCTGAACCTGGGTAACATTGACGCGGAGTACGCTCGCTTCAAGGTTACCTACACCTCGGGCACTATCTCGCTGATTGTGTTCGTGCGGGCCGAGGGCCTGGAGCCTCGCTAATGCGTGGGTCGCGCGCGGGCTCAAGAGGCAGCCGGCTAGTTGGGTCGGCGGTCGGGACCTCTAGCGATGATGAAGCTGCTGGCACAACCAAGAAGCTGGTCCTTTTGTGGGGCCAGTCTAACTGCACTGGCGAGGACGATTACGCCAACAGCACCAATTCCAACGGCTACGTGAACAACTACACGCCGGTAACCATGACCCAGTGGATTACCGCTGGCGTGTCCGACCCGATTGCCTGGGTGAAGCAGGGTACCACGGCAGCGCTCGCACCCCGGGCTGCAGCCGGCACCCCTAACTTCGGTGCTGAACTATCACTTGGTCGACACCTTAACCGCGTGCTGCCCAATTCCTGGGTCATCTCCAAGTGGGGCATGACTAGCTCGGACCTAGCGGTCAACTGGCTGCCAACGGGCACGTACCCAACCAGTCCGGCGGGTAGCCCCAACCTGTTCACCCAGGCCATGCACGACGCAGCGGCGGTGGCTGCCGCTAACAACGCTACCGTCTCGGCTCTGGTGTGGATTCAGGGTGAGTCCGATGCACTCGATGCCACCAAGGCTGCCAATTACCAGACTAATCTCCTGGCGCTAATCGCCGCCGTTCGTGCTGTCTACCCAAACCTGCCGGTAGTCATTTCGCGCATCCCGGCGAGCAGCCCGGAAGCAAACAACACGGCGGTCTACAATGCGCAAACTACCGTGGCGGGCAGTACTCCGCATTGCGCTCTGGTAAACACGGACGACCTGACGCCACTGATTACGACGTATCACTTCAGCGCCAACAACCTGGTGACCCTGGGTAATCGGCTAGCGTCCTCGTTGCTCGGACTACTGGGCATCCCCGACGTCTTTCCGTCGCTCGCCTGGACAACCGATGGCGATGGCATCGGGTTTCCACAGAACGCCACCGAGTGGGCCGCAGTCATGGCGGCAGCCGGCATCACGTCCGGTGGACCATTCCGGGCATCGGACTGCACGGTCGTATCGGGCAACCTGCCTGACCTGATTGGCTCAGTGCCACTGGTGGCCAGCGGGACCGGAGTGACGTACCGCGCGACCGTACCCGGCTTTACTCGGGTTGGGCTGTCCACCCCAGACTTAGCAGCGGCCAGCTTTGCCACGGCGGACGCTTCCCTGCCGAACATTGCTACCACCAGCATGCTGACGTTGACCTACGTGCGCGTCAATTCCTCGCCAGGGTCGTGGCGCAATTTGACATCGCTGGGAGCGGCAGCCAGCCCACGAGTAAAGTCCAGTGTGAAGGCTGGAGGCGTTGTGGACTACTTTGATGGCAATACCAACCATACAGCCGGCGTCGCTGTATTAACGGGGGCAGTTCGGCCGATTGTCACACAACGCAATGTGACAGCACAGGTATCACGGTTTGCCAGCGACCAGGAAACAGTTACGGCCACCTGGGACCCGACGGTGACTGGCAAGGGGCTATCGATTGTCGGCGACACCAGCAAAGCTCCCAATGGAGTGACCATGTACGAAGCCTCATTTGCGGGGGCTGCTGCCGAGTTGTCCTTGACCCAAATCAAATCACTCCTCACTACCCTCGGGTGGGTGCTGCAGTACTAACCGGATTCTCATCATGAATGCTGATACCCTTCATTTGCTGGACGGCTTTGCCGGCCTAGCCGCACTCGTCAACAGCGCCATCTTGTGGCCAATGTACCGCACCCTAAAGGCTATGGTGGTGGACTCCCACGAACCACGCATTACTGCCCTCGAACAAACGCGGGCAAGGCAACCCAAGCGAGCTGCACGCCCCAAGCGCTCTCGCTAGGCCAGTGGCACTGACTTAGCTCCTGCTCGTGCTTATACTGTAGGTTGCGGTTGTCAGGCCATCCCGGTTCTGGCCCGGCCTACTCGGTCCCACGGAGGACCCATGTTCCTGAAGTTGGCCCTTGCGGCCCTGATGGCGATGATGCCGAAAACTCCTTCGGCGTCCGCCGACCTTCACCGACGCCAGGTTGTGGCGATTGGCGAAACGCTCTCGCTTACAGATGCCGCACTTAGCGTCCGCGTTGAGTGGGATGATTGCGACGACGAAAACGCCGCCTACGACCCGCTTACGGACAGCGTGGTCCTCTGTAACGAGAACGAGCTGGACCCGGGATGGTCAGTCTTCGCGGCTGCCCACGAAGCCGGTCACGCAGTAGTGCAGCACTTGAATCTTCCGGTCGACGAGAGCACCTGGGGCAACGAGGTAGCAGCGGACGAGCTGGCGGCCATTGCGCTCATTCATAACGGTGACCTGACCGATATCGTGGACGCGGCCGAGTTTCACGCCAAGGACCTGAGCGTCGTTGAGGATGACCCCCACCCGCCGGGGCCGGCACGGGCCTTCCACCTTATGTGCCTGGCTACCGGGTCCACGGCCGAGGGCTCACCGTACTGCAAGACGCTCTACCGTCAGGTCGACGCCAAGTGGACCATCGCCATCGCCCAGGCGGACGGCACTCTGGACTAACCCATGGCCTCGCCAATGTTGCTTCGGTGGGCCCGGCTGTACGCCAACATGACCCCCGCCGAGAAGGCTCTGGAGCCGGCCATTGCCGCCAAGGGCCTCCCCTACCGAGTCCAGCACCCTATCTGGGCCCTCTCAGTATTCCCGGACTTCGTCATCCTGCCCTTGAAGCTCGTCATCGAGGTGGACGACCCGTCTCACTCGACGAAGGCCAAGAGGACAGCCGACGCTGAGCGGACGGCCAAGCTCCAAGCAAAGGGCTGGCGCGTGGTCCGCTGCACCAACGAGGAAGCCCTGTCCAACCCCACTGCAACCGTGGACCGCTTGCTTAGGTCTGCGGGTCTAGACCCTGAAACGTTGAAGAAGAAGGTGTGAACATGTTCGAGTTTATTACGTTTGGTATCGCGCTCGCGTCGCTGGTAATGCACTTCGTTAAGAAGCAGCTGCCCGGCAACAAGGTGGTCGCCGAGATTACGGACGACGTCGACCAGGCACAGAAGGTTGTGCCGGTGGTTGCGCCCATCCTTGGTCTTGCGGACCCTAATGCTCCGAAGGCGGTTGGGTTTCAGCCTCTCGCGGAGCCCAAGGTCACCGACCACCGCACGAAGTAAAACAGTACCAGCTTAGACTGTAGTTGCCCGGCCCTGGAGAGGGGTCGGGCTTTTGTCGTTTAATTGGGCTGGCAGTAGCAGTGGTTGCCGGTCGCGTCTACCCTGTGGGTTCCAGCGGGGCACGCCGAGTGGTCGCAGTTCAGCTGGCAGTGATATGTCCCGTCGGGGTACGGCGGGCTGTTATCGTCAACCACGCACCACGCTGTGGGGCTGCAGGCGGTAATGACGGTCGAGTAGTCCGGCGTACACGGGTCACCCACAGCTGGAGCGTCTGGGGCAGCGTCCGCGACGATCGGCACATCCGGGGGCGCATCCTGGGCCGGGGCTCGGTCGGACCCACACGCCGCCAGTACTACCACGAGAACCGCCCGCATCAGCCCGCCTTCTTGGCTTTCGAGCGCTCCACGGGCGTCTTGGTGGTGGCTGTCGCAGCCGGCTCGGGCTTCATCGCCCACTTGCCCGGCACAATCGTGTTGGCAATCAAGCCGCGCTCCTTGTGCTTCTTCAGCGCGCTCGTGATGGCTGCCGCGTGGTCTTGGCCAAGCTCGGCAATCAACTCGCCACGCGACGCGGGTGCGCTCTTGAGGTGCTCCAGAACCTGTTGCGCAATCGAGGGCGCCCCGGCGTCAACACCCGGAAGGCCTGGCCTGGTGCGCATACTCGAATGGCCGGCGGGCTTTCCAGCCAACCGGCTCAATTCGGCCATCTTCGTGTCGAGCTGGCGCTTCAGCTCGGCGATGTCAGTTGCAACCGCTAGTGCCTTGTCCCAGTTGTCAGTCTTCATGCCGCCAGTCTAAGGCGACAGGAGCGGACACGCAAGGCCGGAGTACGAGCCTAGCCCAGGACCAGGCTACGGAGGTGTTGGAGCACCTGAGGACCGGGGTCGGTCTTGTTGATGGGGTCGAGCGTTACGTGGCCGACCAGCTCGCCCGGCATGCCAGCCCACGGCACTCCGTTCTTGGCGTAATCGTCGTCGGGAACCGCCACGAGCTTTCGCCGCTGCAACTGCATCCACAGGCCGTCCAGCAGGCTGTCCAAGACCGCCAACTGGTAGTCCGTCACGACGTGCCAGCCGACCCCACGGGCGTCCACGTAGACGTTAGCATCCGGGACGACCTTCTTCGTATCGGGATGCACCCACGTCGAGCCCGCGCGCTTGAGTCGCCCCCCGGCTTCTAGCTCTATCCCCACCGACACGGTGTTGGGGTGAATCAGCCCAGTGCTAGCCGACTGAAAGTTGCCGTGGACGTGGCCGCCCGCGTGGTTGGCGTTTCGCGTGATGGGCGCAAACTGCACGACCCCCTCGCCTGACGTACGACCAATCATGAAGTGAGCGGCGTTACCGGCCCCTGGCGTCGTCGTCCAAGACTTCACGATGGCGTCGAATGCATTGAGGGTGTCAGTCGTATGAACCACAATGGCGCGCGGGACAATGGCTGGCCCAATGCGCTTGGCGTGTGCCGGCTTGCGGTCAGCGCCTGTCCACCAGCCATCCACGAACGTCGGACCGTGGTCGCTCCAGGCCTGCTCAGACGCCCGCACAATTGGGTGCTCGTCGTCGGAAGGCCCAGCCGTTTCCCAGTCGAACCCGCCGGGGACTGACCCGAAGATGGCGCGCAGCCGGGCGGCCAGATTATCCCACCATGCCATTGGGCAGCCCCTTCAGATACGCATCCTCGACCAGCTTGTAGACGCGAAAGTCGCGACCTTGTGTCTTGGCGTAGTTACGAGCAACCGCAATAGCGTCAGCCTCTCTGGTCGTACACACCACGTCGCCACGCATCCAATCAGCCTCGGCATTCTCAGTCGGCAGCGCCGGCACCACTACGTACATCACGACGGCTCGTCCTTCTTGTCGTCGTCGCCACCGCCAAGGTCAAAAGGTGACCCGCCCAGGGCCCGCTTGATTTCCGCCATCTGGTCGTCCATTGCCGACAGCAGCACCGGCAGGAACCGGTCGTTGGTTGCGCCCTCCATCAGCTGCATGAACGCCTTGAGCTTGGCCACCAGAGCCCGGACCGCACCAACCTCGGAAGACGAGCGCTGCCGCACCACGAGCGCCTTGCTGCCAGCGTGGCCCAGGCTCAGGTAGGCCTCGTACAGGTCCTGGTTGGGAACCTTGGTGACGTCAGCGGACTCCGCGTACAGGTCGCCGTCGACTGCTTCGATGATATTCATAGCTATTTGCACTCTTTCCAGTTGGCACCGTGGTGTCCCTCAGCCCTAAGCGGGCACATGAGCTTCACCGTCTCGCACATCAGGTAGTGAACCCTCGCCAGGGCCTTGTCCGCATTTTGTTCTGGCACCCAACCCACAATCTCGTCGTGGACCACGAGGCTCACGACGTACCCCAGCTCTCGCAGCTCAGGGTCATTGGCGATAGCCACCAGGGCCAGGGCCATAATCTCCTGGCCGCCGCCCTGCATCGGGTAGTTGAGTGCCTGCCGCCACGCCCGGTTTCGCCACCCCTGCTTTGGGCTCTTTGCGTTCGGCAGTGGCTGCCACCGACCAAAGAGCGTCATGATGTAAGCTAGTCGCTCGATAAGGGTACGAACGAACGCTTGATACTTGGGCACCCCCGGATAAAACTGGTCCAGACCATTCGACAGAAGCGCCGCTCGCTCCAGCCCCAGCGGGGTCCCGTCAGGTAGGAACGTGGACCACGCGAACCCCGGAATGGACTTCCCATAGTACTTGCCGTAGATACCAATCTTGCCCAGGTCACGAAGGTCGGGCCTAGCCTTCTTGAAGTCCTTGAGCGGGATGCCAGCCACCGCCGGGTCCCCTGCCAGCTCCCCGAAGATGTAACGCGCTGCAGGACCGTGGATGTCCTCGCCCGACCGGACTCGCTGGACCAGCGGGTCGTCCTCCCCGAACAAAAGCGCAATGAGGTGAGCCAGGATGACCACCTCAAGCTGCGAGTAGTCCACCACCACCAGCCGGTTGCCAGGCGGGGCCACGAACGCTCGCCGCATTCCTGCCGGGTCCTTGGCCGGATTCCTGGGGACCTGGTTCAGGGGCGGGTTCTTAACGCCAAACCGACCCGTAACCGCGCCCGGCCTCGTGTCGTAGTCGCTCGCCATCCCGAACGTCGGGTGGAGGCGCCATGTACCGTCAGGGTGAAGGATAGCGGATGCGAGCCAATCACGCGCGTACCGGCCCATCCGCTCGCACTGGCGCAACTGCCTGAGGACGTTAATCGCGTCCCGGTGGTCCTTGTTGTGCCCCGCAATCCATTCGAGCGCACGGTCGTCCGTGCTGACCTTGTCATCCGGGACCTCCCCCTTCTTACAATACGGACTCTGCTCCAGCCCCAGCCCCGGCGGGTCCTCGTCCGGTTTGTTGTGCAGCCACGCCGCCAGCTGCTGCCACGAATTCCAGTTGATGTCCCGTGGAGCCCACTGGCGTAGTTCGGCTCGCAGCGCCTCAGAGCGAGCGGCCATCCGTGCCTCGATATCCCGAAGGACCTCCAGGTCGACCGGACAACCGGCCCGCTCCATCCCAATGACGACTTCACCTACTGGGGCCAGGATTCGTTTCTGATACTCGGCGGCCGTCAGGGGCTCGGGTACAATCGCTGCCGCCACGGATACTCCCTTACTCGTTCCCGCTGATGGCGCATCCAGTCCACCAGCTCAATGCCTCTCACCGCATCAGCCAGTGAGTAGCCCCACCAGGCGTCCAGCCGGTCGAGCGCCTGCCCATTCCACACGAGCGGGGGCAAGACAGCATCGGGCACAAAGTCCGTCACCGCCAGCTCCCGGTCTTCGATATGCGGGATGGGCGTGAATACCTTCCACGTAACCCGAAGATGGGGCCGCCACACTCCATCATCGGCCAACCACTCCGACGTCCCCTTGGCGTGACAGGGCGTCCGACCACATATGCAGCCCTTGTGAACCTTCCGCCGCGCACGCTGGACCTCGACCTGGTAGCTCACCATGTCAGTGAACGACGGCCGGGGCCCGTACCCGAGCGCCCACTGCTCGGCACCCTTCAACCCGTAGTCCCTCATGCCCGGGACCAACACGCGCAAGTACTGGAGGCTGTCCTCTAGTCCCTGAATGTCGACCCCTTCATTGTTGAGGGCGTGTCGATCGTGCGGGGCGTTGTGGGCCCACTTGCGAATCGCCGGGTCGACCAGCACCCCGCGAATAGCAGGATGAAACAGAGCGGCAACAGGAAGTACTCGGCCGACCGCACGCCTGAATCCGCGAGGGCTGCGCTCACTAGTAAGGACACCCACGCTCCAGCAATGGACCCGAGCGCGGTGCTGCGGGCTAGTCTTGTCCGGTTGCCCATAGGTCTCCGTGTCAATCCCAAACTCACCAGCCTTCACGAGAGCAGCGGCGAGCTTGTCCCACTGCTCCGGCTTGTCCAGCCACACGAGGGCGACCCCTCAGAGCGTGAGCAACTGCTGCCCCTCGACCACCTTGCGGTTATTCGAGGTGGACTGAATATACAGGTCGTACTGGTCGAGCTTGGCAGGATGCAGGCGAATCTTGCCGGTCTCGGGCAGGCCCATCAGGGACCGCACGCTCCGGCTGCCCTGGCGGTATTCACCCTTGGCCTTGATGTAGACCACCAGCTCCTTGCTGTCCTGCAGGTACTCCGGCTTCACCAGCTGGTAGTAGTGGTTGCCCTGCTCGAACGCGCGCCCGTAGAAGTCGGCAATCGTGCGTCCCGCCATGTGGCGCGTCACGGTGCGGACCTCGCGCGGGTTGACGGCCTTGGTATTAGCCTTGATGCCCGCCGGGGTAATAGCCCCGAGGTTGTCCGTCGAGTAGAAGCTGGTCGAGCGAGTGGCACCCACCCGACGCTGGTCGACGTAGGTCTGCAGCGCGTTGGTAGTAGCGGCAGCCGTCGCCTGCAGGCCCTGTTCGGACCCGTCCCAATCCCGGAAGTTGGCCGCCGGGATACCCACGTCAGCCAGGTGGTCACGCGCAATCGCCGGCCCAGCGAGCGTAACCGTCAGGTCACCCCGGGCTTCGAGCTTGGTCAGGAGCGCCGTCAGCCGCGCGATGCTGTACTGATACGAGTGATTCTCGCCGCCATCAGTGAAGATGGACACCAGCTTGGCTTGTGCCGTGCTCTTCTCAGCCAACTCCAGGGCCCTACCGATGGCGTCCCGCAGCGCCGTCATGCCGCCCAGGTCGTTGTAGTGCGCAATCGACGACGGCCAGCCCGTGACGACTTCTAGTGGACGCTGAGCCTTGAGCTGCCCCACCAGACTGCCAAACGGGATGACCGTAATCCGAAACTGACTTGGTTCGGTCTGACCGGCGTACTGCTTCTCCTCACGTGCCAGCAGGTCAGCCATCTCGTAGACCATCTTGCGCGCTGTCGCCGTCTTGTGCTGGTCCATGGACGCCGACTGGTCCAGGACAATGTAAACGTCAGTGGTCCTCACGCCTTCCTCCATTCAAAGACACTAAGGTCGCCAGGGTCTGGAGTGTACTCAGACCATCCCTGCCACTCGCCGTGGCCACGAGTAATCACCATCCCAAACTCCTCGGCAATCCGGCGAGCTTCGGCCCATGTTTCGTCGTCTATCTCCGGGTTGGTGCGATCGTAGAAATCGCCCCCGCCGGTCAGCACCAATTCATTCTCGTCAATTTCGTAGACATGATACGACTCGGCGTACTTCTCGAACCGCGTACCCTTGGCACTGTAGCTCACAGGGCCCTCCGTCGAATGAAGATAGGCTCCTCACGAAGGTTGAGGGTCACCTTGATGACCGAGTCCCCGTCCGTGCGAGCATGGTTCTGGGCTGCCCCAGCCGTCTTGTAGAGGGTGCCGGCGCTCTTGCCAGACCCCTTGAGGTTGCCGTCCTTCGTGATGATGGCGTACATCACCCGCTGGCCCGGAACCTCCATGTGCAGCTCAACCTCGGCCATTAGTGTGTCAATCCTGAGTACGGACACTTGCAGGTCGGGCACTCGTCGGGAACCGGGCGCCCCTTGGTCAGGGCCAGCAGCAAGTCGACACGAGCCGCCTCGGCTGCACCCAGCGAGCCCTGGCTGATGGCCACGGTTAGCTCCTCAAGCAAGCTGTCCCACGGCTCACCCACCGCGTCCCCAACGTAGTTCTCGATGGCCTGCCGGAGGTCGCCCATGAGTTGAAGCTCGTGGTGCGACAATGGGCGCGAAGTCATGGGTTCAGCAGTGCTGTCAGTGCCTCGACAGCGCTGGTGGGCTTAACGGGTTCATCTGAGATTGCCGTCATGGCCTCGAAGCGCGACCGCACCTCGGGAATGGACGTTCCCAGCAGAACGTGTGCACAAAATGCCTCCTTCAGGTGGGCCAGCGTGAGTGGCAACCCATCAAGCCCCGCCACCAGCTCCTCGGCCGGCTGCGGGCCCTCGGGGTTCCGCGCCTGAAGCTCCCGCAGGAACGCCGTCTGGATGACAGGGCTAATACGGTCAATCAGCACCACCCGGTCAAACCGCCCTGGACGATTGGCCAGGCGGGGCGTCATCTTCTCCTTGTGGTTCGTCGTCACGACCACCACGAGCCCAGAGACAGCGCGCGTACCGTCCAGATAGGCCAGCACTTGGGAGTTGTCCAGGTGCTTCTCGTCGGGGTCCTCCATTAGGACCATGATGCCCCGGCCGGGCTCATGCACCTTCATCCACTCGATGCCCAGCGGCATGTAGAAGGGGTCACGGCACACCAGCACCACGCCTCCGTCATCGGTGAACGCCTTGACGATTTGCTGGGCGATGCTGGACTTGCCGGTGCCCTGGGGGCCGTACAGCAGATAGCCGCGCTTGTGGGTAAAGCCGTATCGAGCGAACGCCTCACGCTTAGCCATGAAGCTGCGCATGTCGGCAATCACGTCATCCGCAGCCGTGCCAGGCAGAATCAGCAACTTGTCCGACAGCAGCTTGGTGGCCACAATCTCGGTGTTGCCGTCACCGTCCTGGTCCACCACGTACGTCCCCGCCGGTAGGCCACTCGAAAAGTCCGACGCCGGACGATACGTCCCGTTCTTGGTCACCGCATACTTGGTCACAGTGCGCTCCCCTTCTCGTCGAGCACCTTGATGAACGGCTTCACGAACTTCAGCACCGCTGATAGCACCCGGATGTCGGCCTCGCAGTGCTTGACAATTAGGTTCATCGACCGCTTGTCACCACGAAGCGTGGCGGCAGCCCACACCGACATATCGAGCGGGGTCTTCTTGTCCTTGATGCCAAGGAAGTCCGCGACAGCGCCAAGCCGGTTGGTGCGAAGCCGGAACTTGCGCCAGGCAATGCTACAGGGGTCCACAATCTTGACGTCCTTGAGGGGCGGCAAGTGCCAGCGGAGGGCCCGGGTACGCAACATGGGCAAGTCAAAGCGAGTGCCGTTATGGGCCACGATGACGTCGTGCTCCCCTACCAGCTTCATGATGGCCTTGACCAGCGCCTTGTCATTGCCTCGGTCACCCTTGCGCCACTGCGGATTCAGGCGGTCCTGACGGAGCGTCCGCACCACGCCAGGCTCCTTGCTGGACTCATACGAGCAGCAGAGGATAACGCCGCGGTCAGCTTCCAGGTCGGTGGTCTCAAGGTCCAACACCAGTACATCAATCACTGTGCATTCTCGACTGCCGGGGTCTCCGGCTCTTCCACTTGGTCAGGCCCACCCTTATAGGGCAATGCCTCTGAGAGCGCGGGCTCTTCAACTGACCGCACGACCACGTCCCCGTCCTCGTCGACCTCTTCGGTGGTCTTGGCCGCTTCCTGCTCGGCCTCCTTCTTCAGGGCCTCCAGGTCAATACCGGCCCACTTCGCAAACGCCTTGGCCAGCTCCTCCGGCCCCATTGCCAGGTTGAACCGCAGGAGCCCGCCCAGCGCTAGCAGCCCGAGCTGCGTAACGACTTCGCCAAGCTCCTGGTTATCCTCCACGCCGCCCACAATCTTCTCGTGCGGAACGCGAAGCACCGTAGTAGTAGGGTGCCCCAGGAGACCAGTCCGAATACCAAAGACCACCTCGCTCGGATGCTTGAGCGCAACCACGTGAACATCGGCCTTGAGCGCCTTGAGTGCCTGCCGCACCTGAGCCTTCAGCTTGGCTGTTTCTAGCCGCTTGGCCTTTGCCCGGTTCTTGCGACGCTTGAGGCTTGCGGCCTTCCTCTTGGTCAGCATTAGAATGCCAGCGGGTCCGTGTTGCCCTGGAGCTGCAGCATGTCTGGCTTCAGCTGTTGCGCGAACGGATTGATAGCCTGTTCGCCCTCGTCGTCCGGGTTTAGCCACTCAGTTACCCGAGCCTCGACTACCACGTCCTTAGCGCCTTGAGGCGTATGACGAGTAACCACCTTGCGCTGGGTCTCGGTTCGCTTCTCAAGGATTGCAATGGATTCGTCGCGTACGGCCGTTACGTCCGTAAACACGGCCCGCAGATTCTTTTCGCTACCTTCGTAGAACCGCAGGGCCAGTCCGTGATTGTAGCCAGCTCCTTTAGCGGCATACGGCGCTGTCAGGCCAAACGTCATCTTCCAGGCGGTCGGCACCGTGACCTTCCGAAGGTCACCATTCTGAAGTGTCAGCAAATACGTCTTCGTACCATCAGTCTTCTTGCTCATGACCATTTCTCCTTGGCGGCTTGGTAGGCCACCCAATCATCATGCCGTCGCTGAGCTGGGGTGCGCGTGTCGGGCGTACCGGCCAGAGCTGCCAGGACCCCTCGATGCAGTTGGTCCAGGTTGAACAGTGGCCGACACTTGTTACGAGCCGCATCCACAAACGAAACCGGGAGCGCTCCCTGGTCGATGCGTACTGGCGTCCCGTCTGGCAACCACGGATACGCCGGCAACCCTGGGTCCGACGGATAGTAGTTGCAGTACGGACTAATGCCGTGGACTGCTAACCACTGCGCAGACCGAGCGCGCTCGCCATCCCAGTACTCACTTATCGCGCCCATTCGACATGTCCCGGAACACCAAGTAGAGCCAAATCACCGTCAGGAAAATTAGGATGGCCCACTCGGTTACACCGGCCTCAATGCTGTGTACCCTTGTCATTGACCGCCTCCAGCTCTTCCTGCAGGAGCGCCAGCGCCCTCCACGCGACCTTGGCCGTATGCCGCAGCCCGTCGGTATCCAGCGTCCCGCGCTCAATCAGGTGACGCAGAATGCAGTCAGCGTGGTCCGCGCTCTTCCCACGCGCCCAGTGCATAGGTTCACCGGGGTTGTGCTGCTCGTTGGCCACGTAGCTCACATTGGCCACCGCCGCCAGGGCCAGCGGGAAGTAGTCCAGTACACCGCGCGCAATGGGCTCCTCCTTTCGGGCCTTCGGGTCCGTAGGCAGGAGCGGCGCCGGCCGAACATCAGACAGGTCAAACCGACCGGGCAGTGGTCCACCATCCTGACCGTGGGTTGCTTCGTACACGTTCACACCTCCAGGCGGGCCAAGCTCATCAAAGAAGCCGTAAGCTTGGTAAACCTCGTCATACCCGGACACGCGGCACCCGAATGAACCAGCGGTGAGGTACTTCGTTGACCTCAAGAATTCGTCCCACGAGCGCGGCTTGAGCACGGGCGTCATCCAGGTCGGCCGCCAGCCGGTCCTTGGGGTACAGCTCGGCGTCGTCCGTGAAGACCAGCACCCTAGTCGTCTCGGACGTCCAGTCTTGATAGTCGACGCTGGGCGCAGCATCCTTGACTACGTCGTCAATAGTCGGGGTTACTGCGGCCACGGGGTCGCTCCTTCCGGTAGGTCGGTCGGCGTCCGATAGGCCGTCCAGTCGCACTCACGATGGCCATGGGCCTTGTTAACCGTGCGCTCACGAGCCATGCCCGACGTCACGCCAAAGCCACCCACCATGATGATGCCATCACAATGGGCCACCACAGCTTCGTCGTCCCCCAGTGCCTTCTCGACGATCGCCGGGTCCTCGGCTTGCCCCGCCTCAATCCAGCCCTCGACCTCGGCCACCCACGGCGCGATGTAGGCCCGGTCCGGGTCGTGAGCGAACAACCACCGAAGCCACGCCTTGACGTTGCTAAGGTTGTCCTCCAGTGATGGCCGACCCGGGGCCGGGCGCACCGGATGGGCCACGTAGATTACTTGTCGCATTATGCTGCCTTGTTGTAAAACCGCGTCAGCGGTCCATCCCAGCCAAGCTCCTCCCACCCAGTTGGGCCGAAGTTGGCTTTACGTACGTGAAGTTCGGCCACGTCATCCGGGGCGTCCTCGCCCATCTCGCGCCTCCACCGGCCAGGACGATAGAGTGCCCATACCGCCTTCGTGCTCTTCTCAGCGCGTCGACACCACTCAGTATCACCTAGCGCCGGACAGAAGCCCAACACCTCTCGATGGTCCCGATAGTGCTCCCTCCCCCGACGAAGCACATCAGTAGTCACCTGGCTGAGCAGCAGCACCGCCACCCGCATGTTGCCAGCACGCGCATTCAGTCCTGTGGCAAGCCTGGCAATGTCGTCCTCTAGGTTCCTGGCCTCAGCCATGATTTGGAGATAGTCGACGATGACCAGCTTGACGGCGGCCCCCTCCACCTCAAGGGTCCCGTCCACTGTCGACAAAATGTCATCCACCGTTACCGGACCGAACCTGACATCGATGCACTTTGCCCACTCAGCCTGTCCCGCCGCCTGCTCGATGCGGTCCAGCTCCCCACCGGTAAGGTCCAGCCGACCCATGTCCGTGGACGGAATCCCCGTGTCCTCAGCGAAGAACCGCTCAGCAGTAGAGTCCTCCGGGTCCTCCCCACAAAACCAGATGACCCCTGCTCCGGCCTTTGCTGCTGCCTCTGCTACCTGTCGCGCGAATGCACTCTTGCCGTCCCCAGTGTGAGCCATCAGCTCGGTGGCCACGCCCAGCTGGATGCCACCAAACGCATCATCAATAACTGCGAACCCCGTGGGGACATGACGGAGCAACTTCTCACCGGAAGCCGCGCGATTGACGTCCTCCCGCAGGCGATGCGCCTGATGCTTCAGTCGCTCCCACAGGTTTGCCATCCGTCTTCTCCCCGAAGCCAGGACTCAATGCTGGTGGTGGCTCAGTTGCTTTGGCCTTGGCGAGCCACTGAGGCCACTTGTTCAGGACGTCCAGCAGTGTCTGGGGTCCGTGCAGCCAACCCTGGCGCATCATCCACGCCCCCACGAGCCCGGCGTCCTCTATGGTGGCACCTTGATACGCTGCCATCTTCGCCACCCGAGGCCAGCCAGTACTAAGGGGCACCACCTTGCCCGGAGCGGCCTTAATGAGGGCCTGTTCGAGCACCACCGGGTTCACGCCCTTAGGCGCCTCTTCGGCCGCCGTCAGCTTGGCCAGAATCATCTTGGCCCGGGTCGCCATTGTCCCGACCAATTGACCGGTCGTCAAAGGCTCAAGCCGCTCACGCAGAAATTCGGCCTCGCCTTTCGTGAACCGAACGGCCCGCATTACGTCATCGCATGACGGAAGGCCCGCCCGAGCGTCATTCCCGGGCTATCGTCCTCGTCGTCGTCTCGGTCGTTGCCACGATACACAACATAACACTTAACGTCAGGCAGGCCGGCCGCTTCAAGAGTCCGCTTAGCCACCTGGTAAGCATCCTGGCCCACCTTGCCATCCCGCAACGCGATAGCACCAATGGCGCAGCACTCGCGAGGATTCTCTGGAATCTTGGTGCCGGTATCGAATGGCGTGCCGCTGGTCCACTTCAGGCCACGAGCGTGTGCCTCAGCAAGCGCCTCAGCCAGCACCATCTCGTCGGCCGGAATGTTGTCGTTGGCCTTGGGAACGCGAATCTTGCGAATGTGGCCAGCACCAAAGGCGTTGGCCAGACACGGGCCAAGGCCACCACTGTGCTGAACGTGTAGCCCCAGAGGGTCATATGGGGTGGGTACAATCTTGGTCACCACCCCAGTAAGGCCCTCCCATTCAGGGTTGTCCACGTGATGCAGCTTGACCCAGTCACCAACCTTGAAAGTACGAGACATGGTTCACTCCAGTCCGGCCAGGGGGTCGGCCGTACTACCATCGAGTGCAGGGGCCTCAGTGGCGCTCACGCCGGGCTGCTCGGGCTCGGCTTCAGCCTCGGCCTCACCAAAGAATGTCGGGCTCTTGATGACGTGGAAAATCTTGGCGAAGGGCATGGTGTCCACCGTCCGCTCCTCGCCCTTGTACTTGGGCTGCTTGGGCTTATAGGACTCCAGCACCAGCTCGCCTTCCACAATCAGGCTGTCGCCCTTGCGGAGCTTGTCGGCCGTGTCGACGTCGTAGCCCGTCACGATGGCGTTGAACCAGCGGGTGGTCGACTTCTTGCCGCGCGCCTTCTCGGCACAACGCAGCTTGCGACCCTCCTTCTCGCCCAGCATGATGTTCTCCGGGTCCGCGCCCAGCGACACAACGTACATTCCCTTGTTCATACAGTCCTCACTCAAACGCTTTGGGGCAGACACTGCTCGATGGGCAGTACCGGCACCACGGTCCTGGCTTGGCCTCAGCTTCACCGCCCAGCATCACCGGGCCCGTCGCTGCCAACCAGGCTCGCTGCAAATCGTCCTCAAACCCATCCAATGCAATCGCCGTCACCTGACGCCACAATCCATCGCGGGTTGGCTCGTCGGCGGCTCTCGGCCAATGCGTAATACTGACGCGCCCAACGTTCGCCCCATCCACCTTGCACTTGCACATCAGGTAGAACAGCGTCTGTGGCGTCACCACCTCTGGCAAGGCCCACCCGGTCTTCAGATCGTCCACCCACGGCTCCCCCAGCGGTAGATGTCCCCACCAATCGCACTGACCCGTCACGCAATCGGGACCCCGAGACTCCTTCCACGCAGTCGACACGTCCTCCGGCGCGTTCGTGGGCCCCAGCTCGACGCTCCTCGTTCGACAGTCGTACGAAACACATTGTTCGTGGACCCCAAGGCCCGGCGGCCACAACTTGTCACGGCAACTGTCCATCATTCCCAACTGAGGGTCAGCAGCAATGCCCGGGCTTGACTTGGCCAGGTGCATCGCAGTCCCCCAATCGGCCGCTTCCCGCCTCGCATCCGATTCAACCTCAATCGGTCCTGGAGGGGCGACTAGCGTCCCTTCTTGGAGGTATCCAGGCCGCCACACACCGTGCTCCAACCGAGGGAGCCAACTAGCAGCAGGGCACTCCAAGTGGCGGTCCAGGGATGAGGCCCTGGCCCACGGCACTTAGTACGCGTTGGCAATCGCGCGGTCCAGGATAGCCACAGCCTCTGAGGAGAGGGTCAACGGGACCGTTGACAGTGCATACGTCATGGCACTAGACAAATAATCCGGGTCATAGTCAAGCGCCCTCGCTATCGCCGGGTAGTCGTTCAACATCTCCGCCTTGCCCAGATGGCGTTGTGCGACGCAGAGCATATAGGTCATATAGGGTAGGTTAGGACTCACAAGCTTTGCCACACCATCCAGGAAGATGCGCGCAATGCTAATCATTCGATACTGAGACCAGCCACTGGACCCGATAACGCGCTCAATGAGGGGAATGAGCTTTTGCCGCTCGGCGTCTTCCAGCCGGTCATTAAGGTTGCGCATGACTCCGGCCAAGGCCGGCGCTACACACTTGGGGTGGTCCGAGTGCGGCTCACCAGCAACCCAGGCTGCTGCCTCCATCGCACAGACACCAACCTCGCGAGTAACGTGACCGCCTCTATTCAGCGTAATTCCGCTCAGCCCCTTGAGCGGGAGCTTGTCCGCAATGCCCGTCACTTCGGTCTGCCCAACAATCGTCTCAGTGCTCATGTCACTTCCCCATGCGTTCGCGCGCAGCCTTGAAGTCGTCCATCACCTGCTGTTGCTGTTCGATGGTCAGCTGCTTCCCCATCGCCAGTGCCGCCTTGTACGCCGGCTCGTCGGTCGCGGCCTGCACCAGGGCAATGGCCGCCTTCACGCTCTCCACCGTAGGCTTGCCCGCCCCGCGCTTCTTGACACCACCAGGAATGGGGGTATCAGTGTCATCCGTGTCGTCCGCTCCACCTGCCAGAAGCGCTTGCACCAGGGCGGCCTTCCAGGCATAGGTCCCGGCCTTGCCCCCCGCCTTGTCCTGGGTATCAGCACCGAGACCAAAGCCCGCAATGTCGATGTAGGACTGGTCACTGACCGCCTGCACGCGCAGCTTCAGATTGACCGCCGCCAGTGTCCCATCCTCAACCGCAAACCCTTGCCCGTCGGCCTCAATGGGGTAGACCAGAATTCCCAGTTGGTCACACAGCGGACGAATCTTGTCATTCAGGTCCTCGGCGCTACGGACCTTGAACTTGACCCCGGCCTTGTCCTTGCGCTTCAGATTGCCGGCCTTACGGCGCAACTCAGCCACCAGAGCGTAAATCGCCGGCCCCCCGGCCGACTGTTCCTCGCTCATACTCACCTCTAACAACGTTGTTGCGAACGGTGGGCGGCGAACCGCCCGGTTGCACGCGAGCCATTTCATAATGCGCACGCTTTGCTGATTGTCAAGCGACCGCACATTCAAGTGGCTATGCGAGTTGCCGCACCGTGCGGCATTGACACATCATCGTGCATTGAGACGCGCACGTCTAGCGCTGGTTTCACGCAGTTACCCCACCCGTACCCGTTGACCAGGCGGTATCCAATGTGCAATAGGATCGTTTCGTACGTTTTCACCACGGACTGAGAGGGCCTCATGGCAAAAACAGCGCGTCGCTGCCCCAGCTGTAGCAGTACCAACACCTTCGGCTTCGGCCGTCGCGGGCTGCAACTCTGTGATGCCTGCGGCTACCGGTGGGTCCCGTGTCAGGACATGTACTGTCGCGGCTACCGTGTCGTCCTGGACCCCTCACCGCACGTCATTGGGTGTCCTGACTGCGACAAGGAGCACGGCGGGGTCGCCACCATCAAGGTACTGCTGTGGCCCGAGGCCCATCGAGCAATCGCGCGCAAACTGGACGAGCGCGAAGCCAAGAATGATGGGGCCGACGACGAGCCCGACGAGCCCGAACCGCACCACCTGCCGGTCTGAACATTACCCGCCAACATCGCGTCCTGCCACGGGGAACCGGCAACCGGGTAAGGGTTGGTGTGGCTAAGGCGCGATGCTGACGGGCTTGTGCTGTTTTGAGGTGCTAGTACTTAACCGTGTGGGGGTTCGAGTCCCCCCTCGCGCACGAACAGTTTCAGTCAGTTAAGGGTGTCGTCCGAGTCCGATGCGGGCTTGGGTAACGGAATGACGGTCGCCATTACCCGCTGGCCAAGCGCCGATTGCTCCGCTCCGGGCGCGATGTAAGCCGTCCTGCTGACCTCGGGCAGGTTGCGCAATGTCGCGGCTACGGCCTCGGTGGGCATGGCGGCCACAGCCAAGGTCGCCCACGTCCCGCGAAGCCCGTGAGGGGACACCTTCGGCACCCCACTGACCTTGCAAAGACGAGGGACGTTGCGTCCAAGCCAGTGGCGATCGACGTTGCCCCACAATCGGTCCTCGGGCCCCTTGCCTTCGCACTGGCGCACCAACAAGTCCACCAACACGCCCGGCACCTCCAGCCGCTTGCGAGACCGCGCGGTCTTGAGCCGACGCACGGCATTGTCCTCAATCCAGATGATGCGCCCGCCGTCGTCGATATCGCGCACTACCAGTCCAGTGACCTCGCTGGCCCGCATGCCCGTCAACAAAGCCAAGGCGCACGCCAGCCCCTCGGGCGACCCCTCACGGAGGGCCGCATCCAGGAACCGACGCGCCTCGTCCACACGCAACTGTGGCTTACCTGCCGACCGGTCACCGAGCACCACGCAGCCTTCGAACGGGTCAGACGGCAACCGACCCTTCGCCACCCACCACCGACAAGCCCGACCCACTGTGGCCAGCTCGCCCACCAACGTGTCCGGCTTGACCTCGGCCGCACGCAAGTCAAATAGGTGCTTCGCCACAGCCCTGGTTAGACCACTCAGCGGCCGGTCACTCTCGGTCAGGCGCAGAATTGCCACCAGCCGCCAGCGCTCCAGCTTGAGCGTACTACCCCGCAATGCGCGCCCGGCACTTGACGGCGCGGCCCTGGCTGTCAGGTACTCGGTCACCGCGTCCCCGAGCGTGAGCCCGTCGATGACTTTGCGCGCCTGGTCAACGTACTTGCTGGCCTCTCGTTCTGTCTCAAACGAGACCACCGATTGCGTGCCATCTCCAGCAACCTCAATGACTCTCCATCGCTTTCTGTGCTTGTAAGGTCCATGGATTCGTTCGGCCACGGGGATTCCTTCCTCGGCGCATTCGCCGAAATACCGCCCGGAGCCGGCTCCTTACGCAGGATGTAGCCCCGAGCTAGCAACTCGTCAAGCAATGCAGCGGCGAGCGTCCGAGCGTCAGCCTTCGACAGCGCCACAACTTACTGCCAGTAGGCTTCAAACAGCCCGGTCGTCCGCAGCGTCACCGCATAGTCCACATCGTAGACAGCCTGGTGCTCGTACCGCACGTGATGCTCCCACGGCACCTTCACCACCTTGAGCATGAACCCGTTGTCCTGGGCAGCCTTTAACCAACAGGGACCCACCAATGCCAACATGTTAGCCGTCGACAGAAAGGCGCACCGACTAGCCGAACCGTACGCACATCGTGTCCACCCAGGCCCAGTCCCACGAATCTTCATCTCCTGATGGGGTCCAGGCATTAGGTACGGATGGCGACACCGCCCACACCGACAATGGTTCTCCCACTCCTGCCACACAACTGGAGTATTGTCCTCACCACAGAACGGGCCCTTGCCCGTAAAGACGTGCTCCACTCGCCAAAGGCGCACCCAGGGCTTTAGGTTACCTGGCTGACTCATGGCGACCCTCCTCCGGCATGTTGTCGTGGCCACACTCGGTGCAGATGGTGTCGTCCGCCGGCACATGGCCCTGACACTTATTGCAGGGGTAGCAGAGGGGCAGGCCCATCAGTGAAAACTCCGGGTCCCGGCAGATGTAGCAGTCAGGGTCGTAGACCGTCGTCACCGACCACTTGCTTGGGTCCTTTAGGCCCTGCTCCAGCATCCAATAGGCCGGGTCGGACTTCTTCATAGGAGCACTCACAGCCCACCGCCCTTGAAGCACCCAAACCGGCAGTCATATGACGTGAAGAGCAGCACCGCGGCGTTTTGACGACGGCACTTCGGACACTGAAGCGGCCAGTCCGCTATAGCCTTCGAATTTGAAGCAGCCGACCCGACCCCTGGACGGTCACAACGGACTAGCACCCTAACGTCCGTCCGGTCACATGGACTCGTGGGGCCTCGATTCGCAATCACCCTCCACTCGTGTGGCAGAAAGGAAGTGTCATGCTCCTCGCGGGTCGCGGAGACGCCCAGCTTTATCCACGGCTTCGTCGGACACCCGTCCTCGTCCTTTTCGACGTCACCGGACATGCCACAAAACCACGTAACCCCTTGGTCGTCCACCAGCCACGTTCCGTACACCCACTTCATGGCACACCCACCCTTGCCTTTGCTCCCTGAACCTTCACGTGCGCCACCCACTGCTCGCGCATCTCAATGTGTGGCTGCTGCGGCACAATGGCCTTGTAGTGCAGCTCGCTCACGCGAATGCACACCCACATCCACTCATTGGGTCCTTCGCCGCGCACCCACTGGTACTCACGACGAATGGGGTGGACTCGTCCGTCCTTCCCATCCTCGTAGACCACCAGCACCACATAGCGAGGACGGTCCTCCCGGTTACGAACCAGGACGCACGAATACACTTTGACGCTCGGCTCCCCAGCCGGCGCCCCACCAATTGACTGCAACATCGAATTTCCTCCGGTAGTCCCCCGACTACCTTCGTGGGAATGGATGGACTCGAACCACCAATTGCCTGCTAATCAGGCGCCCTTCTCCAGAGGCATCCCCGCCAGCGTTACTCGCTACAGGACCGGCCACTACCGAGGAGGTAGCGGCAGCAGTCGGTCAGCCTCGCTTGCGTTTTTGCTGCAAGCACCACATGCACCACCCCATGCACCAGTGGTGGTAGCCCACCAGGCACCCCAGACCCCTCAACCGCTCTGACCACTTCACGTCCTGTCAGGAACCGGCCACAACACCTGCGTCCCCTCCACAATCGACCGAACATCAAGCGAACCCATTGGTGCGCCCGGCCAGGCCTCATCGAGCGCCTGCTGGAGCCGATGGGCGAATCGCGTATGATCTCGCGCAATGCCTTCATTAATCACGCCGTCGCTAACGCGCACCTGGATGGTATAAGTCTTGGTCATCGAATCCTCACTTTCTGAGGCCATCGTACAGCGCCCGGATGAACATCATCAACCCGATGACGACCACCAGAATCACGCTATCGACGCCGATATTGTGGGCCGCGTTGAAATGCCCGAATTCCTCTCCCATCACGCCACCCTTGTCATCAGCTCGCGCTCGGCCTTCTCGATGATGGCTCGGTACGCGAATGCCAGCGTGGGTTGCCTGGATGACTTCGCTAGCACCTCCATCTCGTGGAAGTGCAGCACCGCCGACGTATGAGGCCAGCGAATGGGGTCCACCTCGGCACTAAACACGGTGCCCAAGCTCGCGCAAACTGTCCGGGTGCTCCTGGTCGATGGCATCGTCGTACGCCATCCCGGCGTCGTATCCGCACCGGCCGTCCTCCATAGAGCCCAGGTCACTCCAATTCTCAAATCCGCGTGCCAGGTCAGCAAACCAAGGATAATCGCCCATCCCGCGAGTACGCCTGTCCACGTCTACCGCGCCCAGTGCGCACGCAGCCACCTTGCGCCGCCCCTCGGTCTTGTAAGTCGGCCCGTGAATCTTCACCATGCCGCGCCCAAGAACGTTCTGAACCATCTTGGCGAGCAGCATTTCATCTTCGGGAATCTCGTCATTGCTGGGCCCGAGGCCCGTCGTCTTACGCATACAATCCTCCTTCTAGGGCGACAAAGCCCGGCAAAGGCCCGCCTACAGTGCCTTCGCTATCTGGCAATGTGATAATGCCAAGCGAGACGTAGACAGGCCCTTGACGCGCCCGGTCGCAGTGATTAAATTGGCCCCAAGGGTGCCGCTCGTGGGGATCAGGTAGACCTCTGCTCTGAGTGCCCCTGTAGGGCCTTTAGATGCCTACGGTGCCTTCGATTCATGAAGCCCGGGTCAGCGTCGGACGCTCGCTTCCACGCGACGTATTCAGGCGCAGTCGCACTGGGCCCTTCAACGCGCTGAGCCACATCACCGCGTGAGGCTCTGTAGCGCCCAAATGCGGCTCGTGTCGCCGGATGCGCATAGCCCAGTCGTGCCCATGCCAGCTGATAGCGCCACCACCACACAGCGTGGCCAGCTCGTGCCTTCGGACTGGGCCTTGGATAAGCTCTAACGGCCACCATTAGCTCAGCGCCTCCACCAGTGCCGTAATCAGCGCCTCTCGGTCGGCCTTCGAGTCTAGGCACGCATGCTCGAAGCGCTCGACAACGGCCCGCACAGCCTTCGGGATGGCCTGACGCACCACATTGATGGTGGCAGCGCGGCCAAGCACTCCTTCGCTTGCCCGTTGAGTATCAGTCAACATTCCCATGGTCATTACCTCCGATGGACCCATCACCACCTGACAACCGAATAGCCCGACGCACAGAAGGAGATCGTGAGGGGCAATTTGGAATGATGATAGGTCCGTCGCAAGCAACCACCAACTAGTACGACCATCAGCAATAACACCAGACATCGGCACCACACAGCCTGCAGCGCGGACGACTGGCCCGCACGACCTGTTGGCCTAACCAGCGCCACAGTTGGCACCACGACATTTGCTCTACCCAGCCTTCATGGTCTATCCACGGCATAGGTGAGCCTTCGGCAACTCGCAAACAATGACCCACTGCCAACGCCACCAGTCCCACATCCACCTCACGGCATTACCCCGCGTTCGGAAAATGACAGGTAGGAAGGCCGGCGCTTGCTTCCTACAATTAGATGGTCCACAACCGGAATGCCAAGCACCTTGCCAGCCTCGACGAGCCGGGCGGTTAGCAAGTGGTCTTCAGGACTAGGCTCTACATTGCCGGTAGGATGGTTGTGAGCCACCACAATTCCGGCGGCATTCCGTCTGACAGCCTCGCGAAACACATCACGAGGGTGTACTTCGACCGATGACACCGTGCCAATGGCCACTACATGGGCTCCGATTAGCCCATTGCGTGCATTGAGCATGATGACCACAAATGTTTCCTGTTGGGCCTTCACTAGCTTGGCCGCTACTTGCCAGGCTTCATGAGGACCATTGAGCGTATCCCCGGCTCTCATGCCTTCCCCCTCACCACAACCCACGCTACGGCCTGCAGCCGCGCCACGGTGGTCCGAGCGTAAGCAGCTGCAATGGTGAGCGCGTTTGCGATGGTCTGGTAGGCCTTCTCGGTCACACTACGAGTCCAACCGATAGCCCGTAGCACCCACACATCCACAACTGCCGCGCGCTCGTCGCCCATGATGGCTCGATAGAACGCCCGGGTCTTAGGACCACTCAAAACGTCAAGAGGCCTGGCCCCTGCCGCGATAGCACGAGCCTTCGCCAGTGATGTGCTAAACACGCCGGGCACGGATTCTGCCCCTGCCATGACGGCCTCAGCCGCGCGGATGTTAGTGGTCCAATGCAACCGAGGGGACAATGCCGCCACCACACCGGCAACAGTGGTCACTTTTGCATTGTGGTCCTTAGCAATGCGACGGCACTCACCCTTTGCAGTCTCGTACCACGAGTTACCTGCAGCCTTCGTAGCTCGGTCAGCGCTCGCCCAATGGGCCAGCAACCGACGCACCATTGTCTGAACGCGCATGATTGCCTCCAATTGACCCACCATTAGATGGGCCCATTGCAAGCGGCCATACGACCGCGTTGCCCCTCAAGCCACGCAATAGACGGGCTGGACCGTGGCCAGCACATCATCCAAAGCCCAAAACATCCACTGAGGTAGGCACGCCACCTTTTGGGCCCCGAAGGCACCATTGACGAGTGCGCTCGCCACTTGCCCAACGGCCTCCGTGAATAGGGCATGACGAGCCTGAATGCCACCAGTGATACGGTCATGGGCCCGATAGGCGCGTAGCTCACCCTCCCACGAGAAATCCGAGCCTGTTTGCCAGTGACCACACACGTCATGGACCACGCGAAACGCCCGGTTCACCTCTGGCGTCCACACCGGATGCTCGTGGTTCACATCGGACACGAGTAGCCGATTGCGCCCGATGTCACCGAACATGCCCTCCACCGTTGCGTACGGCTCGGGGTCATTGACCGGGACCACCGTCAACCACCGAGTAAGCTCTCGGTAGTGGGCCAGAGTCTCGCTCGCAAGCAACTCCCACGCAAACACATCGCGCATGACGAGCGTGGGAGCCACGTCATACGCTGCAGCCACTACCCGACGGTAGGCGTCAGCGTTCATTGGTCAATACCTCCCTACCGACGTGCTAAGCACATCGCTAGGCAAGCATCGGCCGTTAGGCCAGTGCAGCCCGGACTAGCGCGAGAGTTGCGGCTCGTGGCCGAACATGCGGACTGAGGCCTCCATGGTCCCGTAGGGGCACGTGGCGAGGACCGAGGGGCCATCTTCAGAGGGCAGGTACGTTGCCCAATGACCCTCCGAGTTGATGACCTCGGCGATTGCCAGCGCCTCGCCCGGACTGGTGGCGTGGATACGGAAGGTGCGCGCCATGTTACTTGGCCCCCTTTCCCGGTCCGCCAGCTGACAGACCGGGGTGCGTGCCATTCAGGATGGCGATGGACTCGCTCACCATCTGACCGAGGCCCGCCTCGATTGCGTCCGCCTCGATGCGGAGGGTTTTCGCGCGCTGCAGAGCAGTGGTCAGCTCGCGACCCTTGGCAGCAACCATGACGCTCTTACGGTCGGTGGCGAACGGGTTGCCGCTGATGTGGTCCGCGAGGCGCTTCAGGACGGCATCCGGGGTGGTGTCAGGGCTGATATCGGTGACGGTAGCGGTCGTGAGCTTGGACATTGGTGTAACCTCCATGGGCGACCCATGCGTGATGCGTGGTAGTGCCCCACCTAGACTCGTGACATGCACGAATCCACATGGGGGACGACCCCGCTCAGTACGAGTGATAGTGGTCGACCGCTAGACGACCACACCCGCGACCAGCCTCGTTGGCAGCCGCAAGCGCCATCGCGCCGAGGATACGCTGAGCCTTGGCGCTCTTGGCCCGGTCCGCTTTGTCTGACAGCTTGTCTGACAGGTTCAGAGCCCCGCTGGCGCGGTAGACGGCACCAACCGGGGGCAAGAGGCGGCGAACGAGTGCTTGAGCAAGAGTTGTCGGCATTGTGACAGACCCAATGAGCAAAGCTGAGGCCAATGCTCATTGCCTGCCAAGTGGGCGGACCGAAAGACCCAATGCACATTGCCACTGGGGATGAAGTCACCAGGCTAAGTGTGCGATTGGTGGCTAGGTGTGCGTAATCGATCGTATAAAGTGCCTGGGGGCCGAGTCACCAGTTTGGGGAGTAAACTCCCACCCACGTCGGATGTGTCAAAGTTGGCACAATGAACGCGCGCGCGATGCCAGGGCTCCCTACGCCATCTGCCG